TCTTAAGAGCTTTTTACAGGCCGAGGGTATTAAGAACGCTCAACAGTTGCGCTCTAGTTTTGCCTCGCTTGTTAGTAAGTTAAAAAGCTCGGCTAAGCCTGCCAGGGCTCGTGAGTTACAACGTTTGTTGAATCTGTCGGGCAGGTAGTGAGTAGCGCTAAAGTAAAAAAAGAAATCCTTCGGTGCGCCAAGGACTTCAGTTACTTTGCTCAGCGTTATTTGCGCATTGTTGATATACACGGGCTGGAAACAACCCTGACCCTTAACACTGCTCAAGAAGATATTCTCAAAGCGCTTGAGTCGCAGAACCATGTAATGATTCTCAAGGCCCGCAAACTGGGCTCGACAACGTTTATCGCTGGGTACTACCTATGGAAAGCGCTCTTTAAGAAGAACACAAAGATTGCTGTTGTCGCTCATACCGACGAAGCCTCTAGGGCGATCTTCTCGATTTACCAGTTCTTCTACAAGAACCTACCAAATCACATTAAAGTGCGGGCTGTTAACGACAGATCAAACACGCTGAAGCTAGCTACAGGCAGTATGATCAAGGTGGGCACTGCATCATCGGAGTCATTCCGTGGTCAGACCTATCAGTATATCCATGCAAGCGAATACGCTTTCTGGCCGAACCTTGGTAAGACAATCGCTGGTCTGTTTGGCACTGCGGAAGCAAACGCCACAGTTATTCTTGAGTCCACTGCTAACGGGCTAAATGAAGCCTATGAGATGTGGCAGTCCGAAAACGGCTTTGACAAGATGTTCATGGGCTGGACTATCGACAAGCGCTACACGCGCAAGAACGCAGTCTTTAGTGATCTGACCAAGCAAGAGCGTCAGTATGCTCAGAAGCACAACCTATCAGAGTCTCAGCGCAACTGGATGGTGCAAGTCCTTCGGACAAAGTGCGCCAACAACTGGCAGATTTTTAATCAAGAGTTTCCGGTCTCTGCTGAGATGGCCTTTGTAACAAGTGGTAGTAGGTTCTTTCCTGAGCCTTGGCCGGTTACGGGCACAACAGCAGGGCTCAAGATATACGAAGAGCCTAAGAAGTTTCATGTCTACGCTATGGGAGTTGACACTGCCAGTGGGTCGCCGGGTGGTGATTACAGCGCCATTATGGTCCTCGATGTGTCAGACAACCAAAAAATCAAAATGGTTGCTAGCTACTATGACCATCTAGCACCGTCGGATTTTGGCGAGGTGGTACACGAAATGGCTAACAAATACAATGCCTTAGCTGTTGTCGAGTCCAATAGTTACGGGCTTTCAATCATCGAGCACCTGCAATCGAAAGCGTATCCTCGTCAGTATCGAGACCAATACTGGGATAAAGTTAAGGGTATGTTCACACCCCGCTACGGTTTTAACACCAACGCCAAAAGCAGGAACCTGATGCTGTCTAGGCTTTACGAGTATGTAACGCGTGGCTGGTGCGAGGTTATTGATAAGAATTTTATGTCAGAAGCTAACGCCTTGGTTTACAATTCTCGTGGCAAGGTAGAAGCAGCAAGTGGTAAACATGATGATATTGTCATTGCAACTGGTCTTGCTTTGATGGGATTAGATCAAGTAGATGATATTGTAGCAGAAGTTATCCAATCACAGCGGCCCGCAAACACTCGTGAAATGATACAGTGGGAAATGGCAACTGGGAGACGCTTCGCTTCAGCCTCTGAGGACGAGTTCGCACCGAGCCCTCTTGAGGATTTATTTGGGGACTTGTCTCCGTAGTGGTGCGTTTTCGCTTAGCGGGGCGTTATCCGTAAATGAAAGGGGCGTAAAATGTCGGTACTTAATAGTAGCCAGCGTGAAGGAGTGCTCGCCCAACTCCGTGGAGAAGAAGTCGAGCATGAACCCGAAACCCATGCACATCAGCCTGACGGGGCGGAGCAGTATGAGGATGAAGGAAGTAATGAGTATGAGGAAGATGAATCAGAGGAAGACCCCTCTGGCCATGCTGTCCCTTACAGTCGATTTTCTGAAGTAATCGCAGCGCGTAATGACTACGCCGAGCAGGCCGAGCAGAGCCAGGCCCGCATTTCCGAACTCGAAGAGCAACTCAAGCAAATCAATAACTTGAAACAGCTTATCGGCAGGGAAGAACAAAACGATTACGGTTACAGCGACGAGCCCCAAGAGGTTTCTGAGCTTGATGTGCTGCGTGAGTCGATGAATGAAATCGCCGAACAACAACAGTACAACCTTATTGAGCGAGAGCTTTCCGAGATTGAGGGTGCTTACCCCGACGTTCCGCAAGAGATGTTGCTACAGGCGGTCATTGACGACCCCTCGGTAAACATGACGGAACTTGCAGGTGTGTACTCGCAGCATATTGCTGAAATTGAAGAAGCCGCTATTGCTCGTTACTCGCAAGACAATGGTCAGATGGACTCTGCTGCCTCTGATATTCCGCCCGAAATCGGGCATACTGGCGGGCGTCATGAGACTCCCGACAACAAATTTAACGCTTCCTCTATTAAAGAAGTAACTGAAAGACTTCTTAAAGAGGGACTATTCTAGGATTTAGAAAATGGCTGCTGTTACTCCTAATACTCTTAACTCGATCGATGCGATCCTTAAGGACCACTATGCTGGCCCGGTTCGTGATCAGTTAAACAACGAAATGATGATCTTTGATCTGTTCAACCGTCGCAAGATGGTCTGGACTGGTCGCAAGGTGATCTTACCTGTCCGCCTGACCCGTAACGGTTCGGGCGCTTTCCGTTCGGAAACGGCGGAACTTCCTGAGGACGGTCAAAACACTTACGCCGATCTTCAGATTGAAGCCAAGTACCTGTATGGTCGCATGGCTCTTACCGGCCCGGCAATTGCTCAGGCTAAGGCTAGCGAGGGTGCGTTCTTGAACGCCCTTGAGAGCGAGCTTGATGGCGCTATCGAAACCGTGAAGAACGCTGCTGACGCTGCAATGTTCACCGGTGGCGGCACGGTTGGTTTTTGCTCGGATCAAACGGGTGGTGCTAAGACCAACCATCAGTTCAGCGGCAACCTTGAGGCCCTTCCTGTGAATGGCGCTGCGCCTGTTAACTGTCGGCTTATTCGCCTCGACACCTATGCGGTGTTTGCTTCTACTACTGTAAAGCAGCACACGGTTGCTGGTGAAGTGGTGTTCGGCGCGGCTCAAGACTTTGCAGCCCTGCCGCCTAAGGCTGTTATTGCTGTTGTGGTCGAAGATGACCCGGCAGGTAACAAGACCAGCGAGTCGGCTTCCGGTATCTACATGAACTTAGCCGGTGGTCTTTACACCAGTGCAACGACTGCTGTTTCTCACTTTGGTGAGGACCGCTCGACTGCTACTGGCACTGGCGCAATCCTTCAAAGCACTGTGCGTGCTGTTGGTGACACTGGTGTTCGCACCTCGTTGGTGACGCCGAAGACGCTTCAGTTCATGCTTGACGAAATCATGTCGGCCTCGGGTGAAATGCCTGACTGCATGATTGCTCACTACATCTTCCGTCAGGAATACATGGGCCTTTTGGTTCAGACTGTGGGCGCTGGTCTTGTGGGAGCAAGTGCTCTTCGTAAGAACGTTGATAATGGCGATGCTGGTTTCACCGGCGGGTTCTCGTTCAACGGTCTTCCGCTGAAGGTTAGCCGTCACTGCGGCAAGGGCCTGCTGGTCTTCCTTAAGACTGATAGCTGGCTGATCACTGAGGTCCAGGCTCCTGAGCTTGCAAACCTCGACGGTAACGTGTTGTCCCGTGTTGGCAACCGTGATGCGTACGAAGCCTATGTTCGTTACTACTACAACTTGGTTTGCCATAGCCCCAACCGCAACGGCATCCTTGTTGGAATTAGCTACGCAGGCGTTTGATGCTACTTGAAGTAATCTCATTGTTACTTCAGGGGGCGGAGGCTCTGGCTATCTTTGCGGTAGCCAGGGCCATCCGTTCTGCCTGGTCACAGGATTACAACAACAGTGATACGATCGACCCAATATCTATTGATGATATTATGGAGTAGTTGTGGATTACAAAGGTTTAGGTAGTGTTATTGGGCGTAAGCAGAGCGCTGGGTCGAATCGAGAAACCCTCATGCGCAAGGCTGCTGAAAAAAAGCAGAAGTCTGGACTGGCTGGTAACATTGTAGGCGGAGGGTCTGCGGCTCTTACTGCTTACCTTACAGGTGGAAACCCAACAGCGACTATGGCCGCATTTAGCGCAGGCAAGGGTCTAACAGAAGGTGTTATGGGAGGTGATTCGTCTAAGGCTATTTCAGGGGTAATGGAGGGGACTGGGGGAGCTATGGGTTACAGCAGTGAAATGAAAGCGGCTCAGGCTGCTAGCAAAAAAGAAGAACTATTAGCGGCAGCCCTTAAGAAGCTGAACGCCA